CTACCTTCTAATAATATTTTTTGATTTTCATTTTCTGCTGTTAAATTTTTTAAATTAGTTTGATACCTACTAACAACTTCTGGAGAAGTGTCTCCAGCTGTTCCTTGCACAACTCTAAAATTTTCTCTTTCTTCACCTAGTTTTTCTAAAAAAGTATTTAAGTTGCTTCTTCTGTCAGTAACATAAGCTATATTACCATCTCTAGTGTCAATAACATAAGCCTGATTATCTGCAAAAGTATCTGATTTATCAGATTCAAAATTTTTATTAGAAGTAGCAAGAGCTTGAGCGTTTACATTGGCTACCCTAGCAGCCTCAGCAGCAACAGCATCATCATATACATCACCAGAAGTAACACCTACACCTATTTTTTTATTAGCAATATCAAAAAAAGTATCTTTAGGATTAAAAATATTAGGTCTTTTAACTGCGTCTCCTGTAACTACTTTTGGCGCCTTATATACAGGCGCACCTTGAATATCATATTGAGTAGGCTCGGCAAATTTTAACATCTCCAAGTCTTTTGTAAATTTTCTTAATCTGTCATCCATTGCCATTTTCTTTTATCCTTACCATAAATTAAAGCCACTTTGTTTTTGTGAAGAAGTCATAGGTGTTGGGAATCCTTGTAGTAATCCACCTAAGAATTGAGCTAATCGCATTTGATAATCTTGACCTTCTAAGAACTGCTGAAAATCAAAATTTAATTGCTGTTGGTCTCTATCTGTTCTTCTGTCGCCTATATCAGTCATAGCTCCATAACGAGCTAGTTCGGAATCTGTAACACCACCAGCTAAATTAGCAGCATTTAACAAACCTTGTTGATTCTGGGCGTTAGCATCAAGACCAAACTGTGCGTTGGCTTGGCTAGAAGTTAAATCAGACGCTTGGTTAGCTAGGTCTGCTCTAAGGCTTGAGTCTTGATTAGCTAGGTCTGCTTGAAGCGTATTAGCAATATTAGTTGATTGTTGTCTAAATTTATTATCAACATTAGATTGAGCTACTCTATAAGCATCATCTGCGGACATACCTTGCATTTGTAAATTTCTAGCTGCGTTATCAAGTTGTATAGCTCTTTCATTTGCTTGGTTAGCCAAAGCTGCGTCTTGCATCATTTGTGTATTAAATTGTCCTGTTGTTAAATCCATTCCTTGATTTAATCTTTGGGCTTCCATAGCTGCATTTAGATTGGCTTGTTCTGCTGTTAAATCTGCTGCTTGATTAAGTTGAGCAGCTTGCATTGCATTATCAATATTAGCCAAACTAGCTGTATTTAATATACCTACATCTTGCATAGCTAATTGATTAGCTGTATCAAAACCTTCTTTGTTAAGTAAGGCTGATTGTCTTGCAAACTCTCTTAATGCGTTTTCATTAATTAAAGATTCTTCTACACTCTGCCTTGTACCACCAAAAGCACCAGCTTTAGCAGCCCTTGATTGTAGGTCAGATAATTGCATATCTCTAGCTCTATTAATATCATCTAAGGTTGTATCTTTAACTTGTTCGTTATACTGATTTGTATAAGGAGATAAATCTGTTCCAGAGAGTGTATTAGCTGTAAATGTATCAGGGTTTATCCTTTCAAAATCTATGCTTCTTTCTAATATTTCTCTTGCTGATATATCGTTAGGGTCGGCTACTCTTTCACCAACAACATCTCTGGAAGAAAAATCATAAGCGTTAATGTTTGCAGCTGGGTCAATTAATCCAGCAGTTACATCTCTTGAAGCTACATCTCTGGCAGAAACATCTAACGGAGAGTAACTCGAACTAGCATACATATCATCATAAAGATTATTAAGCCTATCTGTTTCTTGAAAACTATCACCGCCTAAAAATTTTAAGGCTTCTCTTTCCCCTATAGTTGTATAAGTATCAGGCTCTGCAAATCTATCTCCTGTGTATTCTTGGTACTCTTTAAGTTTATCTTCATATAATGGAATTGGCGCACCAAAGGGATTACTTCTATCGTAAACTTGATTTCCATTAGCATCTAAAACAGGAACTCTTTCAGTAATAGTTGATTTACCCAAATCAAAAGTTTCTTGCATCATACCTCTAATTGCTGGGTCTAACTCTGAACTCCCACTAGATTTTGATTTTCCCATTTCTATAACTCCTTATCTAAAGTAAAGAAAGTTGGTGTGTAACCAACATCCTTAAATTCTCTTTGCCATCCTTTACGACCAGTTAAAGTTGTGTATTTACAACCAACTGATTTTGCCTTGCGTTCTAGGATTGGCATTATTTGTTTTATTTCTTCTGTTTTACCACCAGCTAAAAAGCCATGTAAATTATAATATTGTGGAAAAACATGAACCTCTGTTACAATAAAGGAGTTTCCAAAGTTATGAAAAAACATATCACCTTTGGCTATACTTTCTCTTACATTCTCAACAGTATGGCTATTCTTTCCATAGTCTAATGCTTTTTGAACTGCCTGTCTATATTTATCAAAAGTTTCTATTGTCATATTGCTGTTGTTCCTAAGTTTCCAGAGTTATCTACAGTTAGCTTGTAACGAGTTCCGTTAGGTGCTTTCAGTATTAACCTTCCATCATTAATATTTATATCCGTATCTTTCTTAAAGTTTCTTCTATCTTCTTGTTCTACAATAAAATTAGTCTGTTGTTGCAGACTTGAACTATACTCCTGTGGTGCGGTTGGTAACTTCAACCTCTTGCTCCGCCAGCTTTAACATACATCTTCATTATACCAACACGCCAATCAGTATTTCTAGCAGTATCAACTCTAAACTTAACTTCTCTAGCTTTAAACCGAACATCTGTTGGATTAGTTAAGGCAAAAGCTCCATAGCTAGTTTCTGTACCAGTAGGATAGTTTTTAACTTTAAATGTAGCTGTTACATCCCCTAATGTATTTTCATCTGGTATAACACTAAGAACATTCATTAAACGACCTTCTTGTTGGTCTATTTGATAAGGAGCTGATTCGGCAAACACACCAGTTGATTCCCCTGTGTAGCTATATCCTGTTTCATGTTCATATAATTTATAATCAGCACCAACCATTAATGGGTTATCAAAAGTACCTTTATCAGCAGCACACGTTCTGGCTAATTCCCCAACAATCCAATGATTCTCCTTATAGTTCCAAGCAACATACTTATCAACCTCAGTAGAACTCGCAGAAGGATAAAACCACCATATCTCAGAATTTGACGAATTATTAAAACCATAAACTTTTGACCTTTGTGAGCTGTTTAAATCAGAAAATACATAATCACTTACATCTGATAATAAGGGTTTAACCACCCCATCATATATGAAAAATCCACCTCTACCAAACCAAGCACAAAATGTTTCAGTAGCTACAGAAGCATTAGTTGAGACAGCTCCACAATTTGAACCAACCCTATCAAAAGAATAAACAAAAGGAAGTCCAACATAAGTTGCTGCATAAGCATCAACAGTAGATAATATAAGAATCTGTCCTCGTACTCTTATACCATTTAACAGCTCACCAGAACCAGTAATATTAAAAGAACCAGTTTGATTTGTAGCAGAAGGTGTCCAGTCTGTGTTATCTTCTAGGTCAGACCATTGTACCCTTTTTCTATCACCTCCAGCACCTATAACCATTAATGCTCGTTCTTCGGTAACAACTAGGGCTTGATTAGATGTAGGACAGTTAGCTATAGGAGCTGCAACAGTTCCTGTATTTCCAGTCCACTCATAAGCTCTGCCATCTCTATTAGAGCAACCAACAAGATATTCACCCCAGTTATCTAAAGACCAAGTTGTAGCTGGAATTAAAGTTCCTCCATCTGGTCTTTGTGTTCCGTAATTGGCAGAACCATAAGTATAATTACCATAACCAGTTGCTGCTGTTGCATCATCAAATCCAGTAGTAAATCCTGTTGGAGTTACATCATATTGAGTACCATCTTCTGTATAAATATATAATCGAGAAGAAGTTCCTATAGCTGTTCTTCTGTTATTAGAGTTGTCTGTCCATGCTCTTATTGCCCTAGCTTTGCCAGTAGTTACAGCAGTACCTCTTTGAGTCCATCCACGAATAGGTTGCATAGCACCTTCGTTCCAACGAACTAAATTACAATCATGCCAACGACCTTTAGCTTGTAGCTCTGTTCCATTTTTATAAACACCACTTGGTAAATTTATAGGCACATAAGGCATTATTTTTCCTCTTTAGTAATAACTATTTTTATAACTCGAATCGTATTATCTGGCAATAAACTCATTATCTCTCTATTAAATACAATATTTCACTTATCTTCATAGCTGTAGCTTTTGTCGTTTTTAAATCAGGGGTTACACCATCTTGATAAGTTACCAAAAGAACACCCCAAGCATCTTCTGAGGACATAATAGGGCAAGCAGTATTAGGCACACTTCTATCAAGGGAAGTGCATTGGCTTAAAACA